TCGTTATCAGCTGTCACGGCGCCATGCGAATGGCAACGGTTCAGGTAAAATCCACAGGTGGCGCATATTCGCCACGTTCACCACGTCGCGTTCCGCCGGGAAAATCTCGACCGCATCCCGGTCTGCATAACCCACTGCGTTTTTGATTTCCTGGAGCGTGTCCCAGCTTATGCCGTCTTTCCAGCGTCCCGCTAACCCCAACTCTCTTGTATTAACGGACAGGCGAATTACGCCCCCTTCCTCATGAAACTCCTGCACCAGAAAGCGTGGATTTATCCAGACGTTGGTTCGACTGGGATCGTGGAGTTTTTCCGGCCACTGCGCTTTCGGTACCTCTTCAAGACAACAGATCATGGTTTTCCCCTTAAACTCATCACAGGGCTTGCCAGAGCACGTAGCCGGCGCGGTTTATCCATCGGCGTCGCGATGTAGCTGTGTTGGCAGTTCCTGATCTCGACGCGAAGTTTGGTCCCGTCAACCCGGATCATGTAATCCACGCTTTTGCCTGTTATGCCGTAGTCCCCGAAACGCTCGTAATGCTCCTGGAGCGCTGCGGCGCAAGCCTGTCGTGCCACGGGAGATTGTTTGCTGCCTCTGTTAATTAGTCTCATCGTTAACCGGGAGGGCGAACCCTCCCGCCTCCCTTAGCCGACATACTCAGGTTTCATATCCAGCAGCGTGATGCTGAATTTCTCGTACAGCTCATCACCCAGGTGGCGTTTCGCCGCCGCCAGGGTCTGCTCAGCTTTCGCGAACAGCTCAGCAGCTTCCGGTTCACCCGGCTGCGGAAGGGAGTTAATCGCCGCTTCGACTTTGTTGCGCGCATCCACCAGGTAGTAGCGCTTCACGGCTTTGTTTTTCAGTTCAGTAAACAGGGCGGTGCCCAGTGTGGCTTTCGCTGCTTCGATATCCACACGTACAGCTTTCGCGCTGTCGACGTCTTCAGCGGTTTCAATGCGGTCGCGGAAATCATCGGCCAGGGCATCGATATTCGTTGTAGTCTCCTGTGCGCTGGTGGTGGTTACCTCAGCGGTAATTTCCTGCACGCTAATGCGTTGCACAGGGGCTGGATTGATTTCTTTCTCTTCCCGATACGAAAGATCATCAGCATCCTGAAAACCCATTACTGCAGCAGGGCAATATGCTTTAGCCCAGTGTTTTGTGGCGAGGTAAAGGATCTGTTGTTTTGGGTTAGTTACCCACAATGGTGAGTTTCTGATTGCCACGCTTGAGAGATAAAGCTTTTCACCCCACGTTATTTCACTTTCGCCTTTGATAATCGCACCAGCGCGAATAAACAGGCCGAGCTCATCTTCATCATTCCAGTCACGCACGCGCACAGTTGTTTCGTAAGTTCCTTTGCTACCGGTTTTCTTAACGGTTGTGTCTTTGCTGCGGAGGCATTTCTCCCAGTCACCTCCGTATTCGTAATGGAAGCGTCCACGAATAGCGCCAGAACTTGTTAAGATGGCGCTGATAAGCTGTGCCTCATACCCGAGCTTTCCGCCTACAAAAAACGTCTTTTGTGCAACAGCGTAAGGGTTCATTCCCCACTGCATAGCCTGCATAACAATCGCCATGCAATCAGCGGGCTTCCCGACAAGGTGGTCAGGAATGGCAATCGTTGCATCGGCCATGAGGTTGGCAAAGGCCGTTAATTGCCCCAAAGCCTGGACGTTAAAAATAGAATTACTGGCCGAAATGGTATTCGGCGCCTGCTGGTCAGCAGTGATGATATTGGTGTTTTCCATCGTCATTCCCCTTAAGCCGTACGCAGCGCTTCAAGACGGCGCATGTCGTAGTCGTTCAGTTCGTCGGTGTAATCGTCAACAATCGGTGCTGGCCACTCGCCGGTATCGAATGCGTTCGCGATGGCGCGCATGGTAGTGCGGTACTCAAGCGCACCCAGCTCAAGCAGTTCCTGGCTGGCTTCAACAATGGCGATCCAGTGGTAACGTTCGTCTTTGTTCACGAAAATCCAGAAGAACTGATCCAGTGCTGCTGTTTCGGTATACATGGCCGCGCTAAGGTGATAATCACGGTCAATGATTTCGCGGTGGAGCCGGGCGCGCAGAGCTGACTGCTTGATGTTCCACATGCTTATCGTCTTGAGGTCAGCCCCGATGCGGATGCCGTTCATATCGATTTCAAGGTCCGGGCGTACCCGGATCCCAAAATAGCTGACTTCAACAGCACGCCCCGGGTGCGTCAGGAACTTACCGGCGGTCGGGTGGGCCAGTAACGCCGACTGAATGGCCCGTGCGGTCGCCAGCTGCTGACGCGTTACCAGAATTTTTTCCTCAGGGTTTTCGCGCCACGCATCCAGCAGTTCGTCAGCGAATACCGCATCCGGTTTGACGGATTTCACCGCCTGTATCATGTCGGCTTTGGTACCGGATACTTTCAGCGGCTGCGGTTTCTGCGCTTCCTGCGCCACCAGGTCAGGGTTGACAATCGCCAGCTGCTCGAGAAGCGAGTCACGACTACCGCTGGTTTTTACCGGAGCGGGCAGGGTGGCGTTGTACTCTTTGATGCAGGCTTTCATTGCGACAGCGGTCTGCTTCTTGTCTGCCTCGATACGCTGGAACTCAGTTGGCAGAGTCATATAGCTCTGCGCTGTTTCTTCCTGGCTGCCACCCATCGGCACCTGCGAAGGCAGGGTGGCGTTGTGCTCTTCAAGCAGCGCTTTGATATCGTCTGCGCTGAGCAGCACTGGCAGCCCATTGTTGTATTCGTCGATAAAGGCGCGCAGGGTCGCCGTGGTGGTGAATGCACCTTCCGGGATTTCAGGTTCAATACTGAATTCTGTGTGCAGGTTCTCCGGTTGCAGTGCCAGCGCATGCACCAGGTTACCCATATCCAGCACTTTGGACTGTTCGCGGGAAATGGTCTTTTCAACGTGGCGCGCATTGAAATACATCAGCGATACGCGGGCATCTTTCACCATGGTGGAGCTGATACCGTTCGCGGCGTGGTAAACGTTGTTCGGTAACCCTTCATAACGGCCTGGCTCGAAGAAAGCCGGGTATTCTGGCGCTGGTGGCTCCTGATCCTCTTCTGGCTCGATCTGATTCACTTTTTGGGTGTTTTGATACGCAGAATCGTCATTCTGATGCGCATTTTCCGGTTTTTGTTTCACATTCGCCTGGTCATGATTCGCCAGGCTCGGCGCTGCGGCCGCGAAAATTTCTGACGGCGCTACGGCATCTGCCTGCGGATGATCTGCATCAGCGCCTTCGCCTGCTGAAACCGGTGTACCAGCCGGGATTTCGTTACTGACAGCCGTTTCCATCTGCACATCTTCGGTAACCTCCAGTTCTTCGCGCAGGCCTTCGGCCATTTTCTGATAAGTGGTGTCGCCCGTTACCGGGCCGTTGTCCGGGTTAGCCGGGGTGTTACCGGTCAGCCCTTCGATGGAGAACACTCCAGCGCCGAGGTTTTCAACCTTAGGCTGTGCGGCTGCTTCTTCAGCCCGGCGGCGCGCCCCTTCTTCCCGCACGCGCTGTAAGTTCTCTTCGTGGGTACAGAAGGATTTACGCGGCGTTTTATCCCATTTCGGATCCGCCGGGTCGCTGATACCCTCAACATATTCGCCGCGGTCAGCGGCCAGTTGTTTATCCAGGGCTTCACGACTAAATTGCGCAGCCTCTACAGTTGCAGCCTCTGGCTTGTCATGCTGGTGTTCTTTCAGGTTTGCGCTGATGTAGGTTTGCAGGCTGACCGGGAAATGATGGACGTTCTCGGCGGCACCACGGATCAAGGCGAAAATGGCAGCGCGTGAATAGTCCAGGATGCCCGCTGTTTTGCGCAGCGCGGCTGACCATTCCCTGAACGGGCTTTCTTTTTTCTCAATGATTTCTCTGGCACGGCGGTGAATGGATACAGGGATGTTGTAAATATCGAAATCCATTGGCAGGGTCGCGGCTGCGATCTCGTAATCAAGCGTATCCAGGGTATGCGTGTAGTCCTGGCTGCGATCGGTCACGATGCCGCAGCCAGCGTTTGTTCCCACATCAGTGCGTTGGGTAACTACGGTTCCGCTTTTCTTTTGCCATTTGGCTGTTACATCGCTACGAACCTGGTGATTCCCATGTCCGCCGGTATCGCATGCGTTGTTATGAGCGTTAATCCATTCGCCAAAAAAGGCGACAAGATGCGCTAACTGGGGAGCTTTACCGTCCAGAGGCCAGACGGATTTTGTCTCAGCGAGAAGGTCAGCCAGGGTTTCCGGGAAAACATGCTGAAGCTGGCGAAGGTCATGACTGCGGCAGGCCAGTAATACGTTTTGGGGATAGGTAGCGTCCATATCCATGCTAAGGCGAGCGATTTCACCTTTTTGTTCAGTGCTCAGCTCATCAAACAGGCCGAAAAGCCATGTACCCAGTACACGCTGTTCGAATGTGTATGACTGGTGTGAAGCGGCGCGTTCCTGAAGTCCTGATTCATTATCCCCGGCTGTTTTCTCCAGCTGCGCGCGCTCGTCCTGGATATTCACGGATTTGGCCTCTTTGGTGATTTTGCTCCAGGAAATACCGTCGTCGCCTAGTTCATAACGATCGCACCAGGCATCATCCAGAACGCGCTCGGCGGGCAGATCATCTACAACAAGCCAGTTTGTACGGATCGGCAGCTGGTAATTCGCGCCGCGACCGACTTCGATTTCGGCGTCTTCCAGAATGTTTTCGATTTCACGCTGGGCGCGTGTATCGGATTTAGCAGAAAGCCAGCAAAACAGGTTTTTGCCCCCTGACTTCGCTTTTGCCTTAATGAGAAACGCATATGTGTTCATTGCGTCTGAGCTCCTTTGGGTTGTAAGATCCCCGGCGCTTGTAAGAGCCGCCTTCGGTTTAGGTGAAAAATTCCGGTATGCTTTGGTCGGTGTTACCGGACGTAAGGCCCGCTTCGGCGGGTTTTTGCGTTTATGGCTCGTGGGCCATCTGGTCGTGCCCGGCGCACTGCCTGGAGCAGTACTGCCGTTCTTCGCGGGAAAGCATGTTGCCGCGCAGTAAAAGCAGGGTACTTTTCACTTCATCGCCTGGCTGAAGAGGGCTTTTGCAGTAGGCGCATTTCGCACCGGTAGTTTCCTGTCCGTGAATCATCGGATCCCCCCAGCCATTCAGTAAAACTTCCACAAGACAATCGTTGATACGTATGGCGCCGCGCATGGTGCGCAGGTAAACGTATTTGCCGCGAACCGCTGACACATTCCAGGTGTGCCCGTCGTGCTTTGCCAGCATTCCCGGAACCACACACTGGCGAATGATGTGCATCGTGCCGTAGTGTTGATTAACCATCTCATCCTCTGCCGTTATCGCCCGGCTGGCGGAACGTTGCTGATTATCGGCGCATTAAATGGTCTTCGTCGGTGGTGCCAGACGCTGATCTTCTGGTTGCCGTCGGTGCGGCTGCAGATTCACCACCACGAAGACCACTGTTTGCTGATGCGGTAACAATAGCTAAAGCGATTATCGGAGTCAATCGCTTAAACGATAATTGCAATGACAAAAGCGATAAGTGAATGAAAGGTAAAGTGATATTTTTTTATCTTGAAGGAGTGGAAATTAAGAAGATGTGATATTTGACGGTTGTTAAAAGCGAAAAAGTAATAAAAAACCCGGCGGTGCCGGGTTATGCGAATCGTTTGTAATCGATGGATTGCCTGAGGAGAACCTTTGCCATGACATAAAACTGGTCTTCATCTCCAGCTTCAACATACCATTTCTCATATATTGGATTGTCAGAAATAACAGCGAGTTTATCCCTTTGCATTTGCAGTCTTTTTACGTGCAGTGTTTTTCCAAAAACAAAGACATAAACTCCATCACCATCAAAGTGTGTCACCCCGGTATCCACAAATATTTGGTCGCCAGGAGAAATAGTGCCATCCATACTGTCACCATTAACGGTTATAACTTTCACATGACTGGCTGGCCTGTTACTAAAAAGTGCTCTTGCCTGTTCAGTTGTGTATTCGATGGCCCTTATTGTCTCAATGAAATCACTCGTTACCAAGCTTCCCGGGCCAGCGCTAGCTTTCACGTCCAGCACATCCACACGGTAAACCCCGTTTTGTTCTGATTTAACTTGATAAAGTGCAGCAGGTTCGCGCAGAGATGATTCTCGCATCTCGCCGGTACCAGTCGAAAGCCATTCCGGGCGAACACCCAATACCGAGGCGATTTCCACAGTCTTACGTGATCCATTTGCTCCACTGAGAAGCCTGTTAACACTGGATTGAGCCATTCCAACATCCTTAGCTAACTTTGCCTGAGTATACCCAGCCTCTGACATAGCACGCGCTAGGCGTTCCGAGAATTCCATAAATACCCCTCATCTGTATTTGTAAATCGTATAGCTAGGGCGATAATTTGGCAAAGAATCGCTAATGCGATTGACAATCGCTAAAGTGATATCCATAATCCGCTTAAACTGATAGCTGAGGTGATTATGAAGAATCCTGCTGTAGAAAAAGCGATAGCTCTTGCCGGTAGTCAAAAAGAGTTAGCAAAACGTTGTGGGAAAGCTCAGTCGACTATTTGCGATTGGCTAAACGGGAAAAAGAAAATCTCCCCAATCCACGTTCCTGATCTGGTAAATGCCGTAGATGGGCAGATTCTGGCGCACGAATTTCGCCCAGACCTCCCATCTATTTTCCCACACCCTAAAAACCATGCCGCCTGAATCGGTGGCCCTGCACATCAAGGACTTTTATCAATGGTGAATCACTATGCAATCACTCGCGTACCAGCAGAGTAACAACAACTTACAACGGGCCGTGAGATTTGAATCTCACACTAAAACGACCAAAGTGGACGATCACGCAAATCTCTGTTCGGCAGTTCGCTGCTGGGCAAATGAGATGGGTGGCCAGTTATTCGTTGCAATGATCGTCGCTGATGCCTGGCGGGAAATGGGCGGGGAAGGTATCGAAATTTCGGCTGAGCCTCTGGTGTGGCGAACGAAGCTTTTCCGCTGGCTGGATAACCGCAATAACTCACCTGACGCGCGGGCCAACATCGTAAGACTGCGTCCGGCGATCCTTGGGAAGATGCCGGACGTTATCAAACGCCGGTTTGGTTACGAGGCGGAGCCAACTGAAGCGGAGCTGGTTGCGGCGGCCATTAAGGAATGCAGCGAAGCACACCAGGCAAAGTTGCTGGGATCACCTGTGCACAAGCTCGAAAAAGAAGTTCGAGAGGCAGCTGAGTCGGTCCTTCGATTTCTGCCGGCGGATTCTCTCGGTGTGGTTCTCAACAGCCTGATGGCAATGATTCCGCAGGTGATGTGAGGCCGCTTATGAACCACGAGCAATTTATCGAGAAGCACGTCCGCGAAGAGCTTATCCGCCTGGGTTTTCCGGTGCCGGTGGCTCAGGGGGGGGCATTCCAGGCCGTGGACTTATACCGGCGCATGTCTCAGGCAAGCCGTAAGGGGAAAATTTTCGATGATGTTTTACGACACGCGAAGTTGTGGGCGGAGAAACAAACAACCTCAGCCGACAGGTTCGAAGAAAAGCGAGTTAAGCGTACCGAGCAGCGCGGGCTGTTCTGAAAGGGTGAAGACCGTGCTGGTGGAACAGCAACGGCCTTCGGGTGCAATAACCGTCAGCAATTGCGAGGTAAGTATGCCTGGGCAAATTAAGCAAGTAAATAACGGGAGTAGTTAATGGCTCGCATCAGAACAGTCAAACCGGAGTTCTGGACAGACGAAAAAGTCGTCGAATGTTCTATTTCGGCTCGTCTGCTTTTTATCGGACTGTTCAACTTTGCGGATGACAAAGGCTGTCTGGAGCGCTCACCAAAGCGCATCAAGATGCAGGTTTTTCCTGCGGACACTATCGACTGCGAGCCGTTAATTATGGAACTGATCGCTCACGGACTACTCACTGAGTACTCAGTGAATGGTAGTCACTATTTGCAAATACCTGGTTTCCTGAAGCACCAGAAAATTAACCGTCCGAGTAATTCAAATATTCCGTTGCCGCCCCAGCCCGACGAGCAAAAACCAGCATCTGGTGATAATTCACTGAAAAATGAAGCTGATGGACATGTTGATTCAATGCTTACACAGGAAGGATTCACTGAGGACTCACTGAATACTCAAGGAGGACTCACTGACGGAAAGGAAGGGAAGGGAAGGGAAAGGAAAGGAATAAAACAAGAGAGAGAGGATCGCGCGCCTGAAGAAATTCAGGACGAAGAAAACCCTGAGGCCGAGTTCGAGTCTCCCCCAGGCAAATTCACGATCACCACCAGCTGGAAGCCAGCCCCTGAGTTTGAGCGCCGCGCCGCACTGTGGGGGATTATCCTCGGCGAAGCGCCTGGCTATTCGCCGGAGGAGCTTCAGCAGTTCCGGGACTACTGGTCTGTCGAAGGCCGCGTTAAGCACCATCAGCAGTGGGAGCAGACTTTTGCACAGAGTCTGCGAAGCCAGCGGGAACAGGCAAAGCGCAATACGGGGCGGCAGAAGGCTACGGCCTTCGCGATACCGCAACCTGATAACACGATTCCAGACGGATTCACGGGGTGATTATGAAAACCAGCAGCGAATTAATCGGACGCCTGCAGCGACTCATGCCGGCGGGTATCAAACCCAAGTTCACCAGCGCTGAGGAACTGATGGCCTGGCAGCAGGCAGAGGGCCGCAAGCACTGCGCCGAGGTGGATAAACTCAACCAGAAAGCACGTGCTGATCGGATTTTCGGGCGCTCCGGCATTCAGGACCTGCACCGCAGCTGCACGTTCAAAAACTACCAGGTAGACGGAGAGGGACAGCAACTGGCTCTGACGATGGCTAAACGCTATGCCCAAAACTTCGGTACCGGATTTGGCAGCTTCGTGTTCAGTGGCGGTTGCGGTACCGGAAAAAATCACCTTGCGGCAGCTGTAGGAAATTACCTGCTTGGGCGTGGCGCCACGGTGCTGATTGTAACGATTCCCGACCTGATGCTGCGCGTACGGGCCTGCTACGACGAGGGTGAATCGGAATCCGCGTTACTTGATGACCTTTGCCGCGTGGACTTGCTGGTTCTCGATGAGGTAGGTGTTCAGCGCGAGACGCGCGGCGAGTTCGTCATCCTGAACCAGATTATCGATCGCCGCCTGGCATCCATGAAACCCGTCGGAGTGTTAACCAACCTGAATCACGCCCAGCTGAGCGCCGTACTTGGCGAGCGCGTGATGGACCGCCTGCAAATGGATGGCGGCGTATGGGTGAACTTCAACTGGGCCAGTTACCGTAAAAACGTCAGCCACCTACGTGTGGTGAAGTGAGGAAATCATGACAACGAATTCAGTTAATGCCGTTATCAGCTTCCTGGCTGACCGGGAAGGCAATCTCCATGAAATCGCTTCGGCTATCAACATGCCGCCGGGCCAGACATCCACGTTGCTGGGTGGCCTGTTGCGTAGCGGTACCGTCGCTCGCTCCGGGCGCATGCGGAAATACATTTACAGACTGGCGCCTGATTACCGTACCCCTGAGCAAATTTACCAGGAGCGGCTTAGCACAGTCCTGGCTGCACTGCACGAACGCCAGCGCCTGAGTTTTGGTGAGGTAAGAACGCTCATCGAAGAGTCATCCTGTCTTACCCGCGCCTTCCTCGAGCAAGCCGTAAAGCGAGGTGAGTTTATTAAACAGGGTAAGCAGGGATATTTCCTGACGTTCAAAGATTACGAAGCGTACATCGAGGATGCCATTCAGCGCCGCAATGCAAAACGCGAAATCACCAACACAGCATACCGCGAGATACGTCGTAACCGTCCACGCAAAGAGCCGGGACAACCGGTCAACGTCGTATGTGATGAGTGCCGTCAGAACTGGCAGGGCTATCACATCCATAAAATCTTCGGGAGCGCCCGCGCATGAAAGAAATGACCCATGAGCAGTTAATGCGCGCCAACTTCTTTATCAAAACTTCAGCATCAAAAAAATTACACGCTTCATAAAGGCAGCTATGAATTTCCTATTTAACATGCTGATTGTGTAGAAAACTGGTCAGAAAATCGTGTAAAAACAGCCTTGGTGTCTATAATGTGTGTAATTTTTATGGGCTTCGTGCAAAAATCGTGTAAAATGATATCTAAGGACGACCTGAGGATACTTGAATGAACAAAAATTTAATTTATATGCTCTCAAAAGTACAATATGGACGTATACCCACGTCTAAATTTAATACGATGTCAGACATTCTTTTGGATTTGTTAAGGAAAGACTATCCCTTTGTTTTTCCAAAAAAAAGCGTTCAAAGCTTTAAGTTTGAACTCAAACCATCCGGCATTCCTGAAATGTCTCAAGAAGATGATCCTGTTCTGACTTTAGGTAGTGCAAAAAGGGATTGGGTAATACGTATAACCCCTGAATATGTGATTTTGCAAACTAAAAATTACGAGGGATTTACTAACTTTCACTCTAGAATTGAAAAGGTTATGTCTGCGACCACATCGGTTTTAGAAGTTTCTCATTTTTCTTTTATAGGAATGCGCTTTATAAATAAATTCCCGTATCAAGATTATTTAGAAAATGAGTTTGATTTTAAAAGAGCAGATTTTTTACAACCTAACCTTTGTGGAATGGATAAAGGGGGGTGTAATTTGTCCGCAAGATATGAAGATGTAAATAAAAAATGGTCTGTTAATGTAAATAGCGGCGTAATTATCAATGGTCCAAAGGTTTCTCCAGATCTTGCTGAGTTGTCGTCTGACCTTTTTAACCCTTTAGAAATAGATACAGGCCCTATTGCGCACTTGGATATTGATGCTTTTTACTCTCTCCAAGATGAAATGCATGAATATGATTTTGGGATAATATCTGATAAATTAAACGAACTTAGGAACGCAGCTAACGCTGTGTTTAGTGAAATAAAAGGTTAGTATTTTGAGTGTGGAGGTGATATATGTCTAGCTATGTTGCTACAGCTATGCTTAATAGCACGGGCTTAGGGCATTTGAAAGGTGTTTACAAAACGCATCAGGTTAGCCAGGATTTTTCTAAAGAAAAAAATCCAAGCGTTAACAATTTTAACAAAGCCTTGGGGGCAGTTTTAGTTATAGCTGGTGCTTTGAATGTAGGTTCAATGACTTCATCACCATCATTTGAAATTAAACCTGTAGTAGTAAATGTCGATAAAAATATTATTGAGGATAGTTCTCTTCCTGAATCAGCAATTGAAAAAAGCAATTTTTTGCAAAAGTTATATGGGTTCAACACATCACAATGGGCATCATTGTTGAAAGTAGAAAGAAAAACCATATATAATTGGAATAATAATAAAACCACCAAAATTAAAAGCTCTGCATTGGAACGTTTAAAGGTTTTTGAAGAGTTCGCGAAAGATTTTAAGCCTGATCATTCGTTATATTTCAAAAAGATAATTTTTGGAAAATTGGCGAATGAAGAAGCTAAAACAGTATTTTTTGAAGACCCTTTAATTTTAGAAAAGATTACAGATGCCTATTTTGATGTTTTTGCGCAGCTTGAAGGGTTTACTGTGAGATCCAAAATGTCTTGATTTAAAGGAGAACTTAGGGATGTCTGGGTTGAATCGAGAGGAATTAATCGAAGCAGGATGGTCTAGGGGAGCTTTTGTTGAGCTCCATGCATATCCTTCTATACTAGACCAACTTCCGAAAAAGCTTAGGGATTTTTGCATCTCTAAGGAAAAAGTTTTTTTAATTCCTGTGCTCTATGATTGTGCTTTAATAGATATGCGGTTTGACAAAGAACCTTGGGTTCAAGTTGTGGTTGGCTCAGTATGTGATGAAAATCCAAGTTTTAGACATGCCAGAAATCCCAGAGTCTTACATTTGCCTATTCACTGTAACATCGATGATAATCTCAAGTGCATTGAAATATCAGCATTAGGCTTTGCTCAAATTGATAGAGAGTTTTTACTTATAAACGCTGTACCGAGCAAGGAATATGAATGGAGTGAAACCAGCTTGGGATGTTTACTAAACTGGGTTGCAGAAAGATATAGGCAGGCGACATTTCCGGACTCTTTCAATAGAAAGGTCGAACAAAAGCAAAAACTTCTTAAAAAGGCTTGGAAGTCTCAACCTTTTGTTCAGTATTGCTCTGGTGTACACATCAGGATTTATCCAGATGCAGAGCTGCCAGAACCAGAAGAATATGATGTGGATATTCTTTTGACGATCCCAAGCATATATAAGAAACGAGAATTGGCTGAGATCGTTAGAGTTAGTGCGCCTGAGATGAAAGAGGTTATTAGAAATATATTTAATTCAATAGCTGGAGTTAAGAACGTTAGGGTGGAGACTATTCCCGAGAATGAATTCACTAAAGAACAGGAAAGGTTGTATAAAAAGTATTCATTAGAGTATTATAGTTTTAGCTCGGAAAGTGATGATGCTATTTTGCCAGCTGAATTTTTTATTTAAGGGGTAAAAACTTTTTGAAATATTAATATGAGAATCTTTTATTTTTTTTTAGCGAATTTGGTCCGTTCCTCGCATCAAAAAATAACATCGATTATTAAATAAGTCATTTATTTTAGCTGAATTAAATATTTGATAATCGTTATAAAATAATTGAAAGAATTTTAACTTTTTAAAAAACAAATTGCCAAGTGCGGCAACGTGCTTCGTTCGCTGTTCGCTGAGGAGCTGGAGAGGTCGAGGATGCCGGAAATTTGCGAATAGAGAGTTAGATACTCATCAGTCTTCCAAAAGGTGTAAATTTGGGCGTTTTTTTGGGAGCGGCCGAACTTTATAAAATAATCTAGTTCGAACTCATCAAAAACTTAGTTTAATTCTTTAATTATTGATTTTTAATGCTATTATTTAAAAGTCGATCTCCTTTTCGTTATCGGGTTCTTGCAATACATTGTCGAGGCTTTTATGAATTTTTTGGACAAGAGTTTCTGCATGACCGATCAACTCTTCTAAATCAGTTTTAGTAATTTTTACAATATTTCCTTCTTTGTCTTTGCCTCCGCGATGAACTAAGTGATTACGAATTAACGTTGCTGCTTCGATATTGCTGATCGGCCAGTCTTTTTGTACCTTAATATCGAAAGCAGATTTATATCTTTTTATAACTTGTTCAACATTATGCCAACTAGCGCTAACCAGTTGTTCTTTAAGGGATTTTATTAGTTCTGTCTTGATGTTTTCTATGCTTCCATTTTTAAAGGGTAAAGATATAATATTTTTGCTAACTTTAAAATCCCACTTGCCCTTTTCAATATAATTCGCAATATACCTTTCTTCTTTATCTATGGAATATATGAATAATTCAACATAAAATGTCTCTAAAGCAGTAATAACATTAGTGTATAAAATATTATGTAAATGTTGTTTTTGTTTTTCTTCATAGTGGCCATCTTTCAAGGATGTTATTACTTCGATGTTTTGTATAAACTTCGAAAAGGGTTTTTCAGATGATATTACTGCATTATAAATATCTTCATCGTACCAGTTGTCAATGTTATTTGAATTGCCCGACCATTCCACACATTCATATTGAAGTTCAGTTGCAAGCTCTTCGATAAAATTTGGTTTTATATATTCAGAGAATTCATTTTGCAACTCCTCATGTGCGTCATATGGTCCGCCATAAATGTAAGCATAACCTCCTTCACGTCCATCGTAAGGGCATGCATTCGCGGGATCTTCGTAATTCTCATAAAACCAATTACGCATAATTTCAAGCTGGTCGTCCTTACTTTTGAACCGTAAAGATTGAGGGCGAACTTTCTTACCGTTGAGATAAAAAAGTGAATTCATAATCTAGCATCTCCTTAAAAAGTTAAAGGCAAGTTAATCAGCCATTTTTTATCTAAAGATAAAAATATGTTAGCAACTTCCGATTTTAACAAAGCGTTCGACAGAACTAACAATACATCCTTAGCATATCGTCTCACTTGAATCAGGCGAAGCAATATCATAGGCTACTCTCGATTTGGCTTTTTGTTTTCAATGGGTTTGATATTACCCTAACCCTGTGCATAATACTGGTGTCAGCCTGAACAACTGACGCTGATTACCGGCGCTATGGAGAACACCATGGCGCACTTGCAATTAATCAAGCAATCATCAGGAATTCTGATCCCGGCTACGCCCGAGACCAGCGATTTTCTGCATTCAAAATGTAAGCCCGGTGCCGTACTGGCCGCTGACTTCAAACAGGTTCGTAACCCGGCATTTCATCGCAAATTCTTTGCTCTTCTAAATCTCGGCTTCGATTACTGGGAACCGAGCGGCGGCGCAATATCTTCCAACGAGCGCAAACTGGTTAACGGGTACGCCAGATACCTTTCCGCCTTTGGTGGTAACGAAGGCGCGCTGATGGATGCTGCTGAGCAATATCTGGATCAGGTTGCCAGCCGACGCATTATCAACGGTATCAGCCTTTGTAAATCCTTCGATGCGTATCGTGCCTGGGTAACTATCGAGGCCGGGCATTTCGACACTATCCAGCTGCCCGACGGTACCCTTCGCAAACATCCCCGCAGCATTTCTTTCGCGAGCATGGACGAAACCGAGTTCCAGCAACTCTACCGCGCCGCGCTGGATGTGCTGTGGCGCTGGATATTATCTCGCGTTTTTCGAGATCAGCGAGAGGCCGAGAACGCCGCCGCGCAGCTGATGAATTTTGCGGGGTGAGCATGGCTAAAAAAGTTCGTCGAAAATGCAAAATCTGCGGGGAATGGTTTCACCCGCAATATGCCAACATCTGGTGGTGCTGTCCTGAGCACGGCGCTATCTACGCGTTGGAGCTGCGCGCCAGGCAGAAGGTGAAAGAAACAGCTAAGCGGCTCAAGGCAGAGAAGAAAGCCGAAATGGAAGGGCGTAAGCGTGCCGCTGAACGCCGCCAGGCGGTGAAACCTCTAAGTAACTTCCGAAATCAGGCGCAACAGGCTTTTAACGATTTCATCCGGTACCGCGATCGACATCTCCCGTGCATCAGCTGCGGGCGGCATCACGACGGTCAGTATCATGCCGGGCACTTCCGCACGACAGGGGCGAATCCGGAATTACGCTTCAACGAAGACAACTGCCATCGCCAGTGTGCCCCCTGTAACAACCACCTTTCAGGAAATCTCATCAACTATCGCCCGGCGCTCATCCTGAAGATAGGGCAGGCGCGCTTTGATGCACTGATGGGGCATCACGAATTGCCGAAGTGGGGTCGTGATGATTACATCCGCATCCGTGACGAGTACCGCGCAAAACTCAAAGAACTGAAACAGCAGGAGTCCGCATGACTACCGAAAAGTATTACCAGATTGGTTGTGCCGCCCTGCTGGCGCTCGGGTACGCACGGGACTGGTTCGCAACGAGAGAGGGGAAACAGTGAACAGAGAACATTACAAAATGGATGTTATACGTCTGCGCTGGCAACGTCTGAGAATCTACCGCTTTCGCGGCTCTGTTGTAACGGATTACCGCATATTGAGAAATTATATTAAATCAGCAATGAGGATTGCCGGATGAACCTGGAATCATTACCCAAGTACTTCGCGCCGAAATCAATGGTTCCGGGCACTGTTTCGTGTGGGACAGGAGGCGACGCACTTTCAATAACCGATGTGATGGCAGCGCTGGGTCTGGCAAATTCAAAAGCATCGGTCGGCATTGAGCTATATCTGGCTAAAGCTGGTGTTCTTGCACCGGATAACATTATAGCGTTCTTAACCCGACTGGCAGAACGCCGCGCCAGCCGTAACCAGTCGCTTCAGAAAATGACTGCAGCAGATCGAGAAAACTTCCTGCGAATTCTGGCCAGCTTCGTGTTCCGCGATTATTCACTGAGCGCGGCAAGCCTGATTACATGCCCGGGATGTGCAGGGGTTGGCTTTATTGACGCAGAAGTCTTTACCAACAAGGTTACCTGGCCTGACGGCAAACCACCGAAGTGGGTTAAGACCACAAAAGGGATCTCACCTTCCGACTGGGAAGAATGGAAATCGGTACGCGAGCAGGTGCGGGTGATTTGCCAGCACTGCAACGGGAAAGGGAAGTTGAAGAACGAATGCCGCTGCCGTGGTCGCGGCGAAGTGCTCGACAAAAAGAAATCACAGCTGCAGGGTGTGCCGGTCTATAAACAGTGTCTAAGATGCAAAGGGCGCGGCTTCCCCCGTCTGAAAGACACTGAGGTGTTTAAGGCGCTGGGGGTGACTGAAACCACCTGGCGGCGAAACTATAAATTGCTGTTCGATCGACTTGTTGAACAGTGCCATGTAGAGGAATCACTGGCTCAGAAAGCATTAAGCAGAGTGACGCATTAAGAAGCTATTGCAAACGTGGCGGAATTTGGCTAATCTCGCTTCAACGATGGGATATTACGCCCATGACGTTAATCTTATTAAGAACCTCGCTACGGCGGGGTTTTTTGTTATCTGGCCTCCCGGCACCAATAAGACAAAGAACGGGTGGCGATGCGGGACCTATATTGCCAGTTTGTGATCATGCATGCAGAGTGGCTAAATTTGGACCGGCAGAGTTGAAATCATCGAAGCGGACACTACGATTAAAGAGCATTCTTTGACAGTCATAAAAATGAAAAAATGATGGCGAATCCCCCTGAGCGGAGGGGCATTACTGGATACTCTGTAATTGCAACAGCATGCGAAGCGCTGCATCCAGTCAGCGTTTCACCGGGAGGCACCCGGCACCGTCGAGAGATGTTCTTCCTGATATGACCTGTTCGTCCGAGCAGGTCTTTTTTTTTACCTGTGGATCCGGCGAAAAAGATACATGTCCTTTCCCGTCAGGGTACCGCAGCATCTGCAAAACGACATCAGCGTTAAGGCTCACTTAGGTGGGCCTTTTTTATTTCCCCTCACTTCTGAGAGGACTCACACACAAGAGGGGGCGTAATGTCCGAACCTTTTTCCGGTACCGCAGCCGCTGGTAGCGCGCTGACCGGCGCCAGCATTTATGGACTGCTCACCGGCACTGATTACGGCGTGGTGTTCGGCGCGTTTGCCGGGGCGGTGTTCTACGTGGCCACCGCTGCCGACCTGACGATTTTTCGCCGTTCCGCGTATTTCGTCGTTTCGTATTTTGCTGGCGTCTATGGCTCCGGGCTGGTGGGTTCGTGGCTGGCGAGTATAACCGGCTACGCAGACAAGCCACTGGACGCGCTCGGCGCGGTGATTCTGTCTGCCGTGGCAATTAAGACGCTGACTTTTTTCAGTGAACAGGACCCGCTAAAGCTGCTCGCACGCTGGAGAGGGGGAACCAATGGTAACTAACGATCCGCTGGTGGTGACGAACGTGGTGGCCTGCGCCGCCATTGTTCTTCGCCTGATGATGTTCCGTAAGCCTGGCGGGCGACATAACCCGTGGGCCTCATGGCTGGCCTATGTGATTATCCTGGCGTATGCATCGGTGCCGTTCCGGTACCTGTTTGACTCCTACCTGCATACCCACTGGGCAACCGTGACTATAAACCTGATTATCTGCGCCGCCGTGTTTCGTGCGCGGGGTAACGTGGCGCGGCTCTTCTATGTACTGAGGTCTGAATGAAGCAATCACAATTTCAGCAGGCGGCTGGTATAAGCGCCGGATTAGCTGCGCGCTGGTTTCCGCACATTGATGCTGCCATGAAAGAATTCGGTATCATTGCACCGAATGACCAGGCGATGTTTATCGCTCAGACCGGGCATGAATCTGTTGGCTTCACCCGGCTGGTGGAAAGCATGAATTACAGCGTGGCGGGCCTCGCGAGTTTTGTTCGTGCCGGTCGGCTTACTCAGGACCAGGCAAATGCGCTGGGCCGCCGCGCGTATGAGAAGGCGTTACCGCTGGAGCGCCAGCGTGCCATTGCCAATCTGGTTTACAGCAAACGCCTGGGCAACAAAGCGCCGGGAGACGGCTGGAAATATCGCGGTCGTGGCCTGATTCAGATCACCGGTCAGGATAATTACCGACGCTGCGGCGCCGCGCTGAAACTCGATTTGGTCACCAGCCCTGAGCTGCTGGAGCAGGACGTTAACGCGGCGCGTTCAGCGGCATGGTTCTTTGCCACCAGCGGATGCCTGCTTTATTCCGGCGACCTGGCCCGCGTCACGCAGATTATTAATGGCGGTCAGAACGGCATTGAAGACCGCCGTCAGCGTTACAAACGTGCACGAGCGGCATTGTTATGATCCAGGTGCTGCTGAGGAAGT